GGGACAGGGGAGATTTCCGACGCGCGCTCGACAACGCGCACCAAGTCGGGGTGCACGCCCACCAGATTCTTTCGGCTGCGTTCATTGAGTTGCATGGAGTTCTCTTTCCGCTGTCTCGGAAATGCTGAGCACGGCTCGCTCGACGATCGCGAATCTGCGCACGATCTCATCAAGCGTCTGCGCCATCGCTTGGTTGACGCGTTCCTGCTCTATCGTACGCTCCTCGAGCCGTTGGCGGGTCTCCGTCAGAGCATCGGCAAGCTGGATGAAGATCCCATAGAGCGGAGACAGGTCGACGGTTCCTGCGGAGCTTTCGACAGGCTGCGCGACGAGCGCGGGAAGCGTGTTGCCACCGTAGCTCGTCTCTACCTGGACCGGTTTTATGCCCTGCGCGCGAAGGAGTGCCGCGTGCGCTTCGCTGAAGGACGCACCTTGCACGGGCCCGTATTGTCGCGTGAACTCGTCGAGGGGCACGTCGTGCTTGATGGATACCTGCATGATTGCTCCGTCAGCTCAGCGTAATGTAACCGGAGGTAAGAAGGTTGAACCCGGTGAACTCGTTATCCATATCAACCGACACGTTTTGCGGGTTGGCCAAGTAGAATTTCCATGCGACCCACACGCCACCATTCGCAGACCCGTATTCATCGTCCTTTGCCGGTGACATTGTTCTCGGGTTTACAACCGCTGCACTCCCGTACGTGCCTATAACGACAAGCGGAGCCTGGGCACTCGCGGCTGGTACATTTTGCGGCGTTGGGTTCCCGGACGTTTGTACGGCCGTCCAAGGGTTCATAGGGGAAGCGCGCATTGGCTTGTTCCCTCTAAAACCCACCAGCAACTTATCGCCGGAAGTCGTCGATATTCCCGTGATGCTCGTCCCGCTCTCAGATCCGTCCGCAATCTTGTAGTGGACCTGATGGAGCAGATTGTTTGGGCTTCCGTTCGCAAATATCGACGCGAGATTGGTCCAGCCCGTTGGCGTTGCGTATGTGTCCCCTGAAACATGATCGACCATGATCAGAAGGTCTCCGGCCTGTATCCCCGACGGCGCCGTGATGCTGGAAGAATTGGGAGCGCGCGCGCGGAGCGCCGCCGGCTGCTCCACGAGGGTCAGACCCTCGATCATCATCCCCGCGTCCATCCACGGCAGGCACGACATTACTTGCACCTCTTGGCGGAAACCGTGAAATGCGAGGTCGTCACGCAGAATATCGTGAGCAGGTACCATCGGTCGGAATCACAGTCCGTAAGGCTCGGCACGTCGCCAAGGAATTGATTGCCGAAGGTGATCGTCCGATCCGTACCGTCGTTGCCTTGAACAATTATGGAGCGGCTCGTTCTCGGCTGGCCATTGGTAGGGTTTCCGATCTGCGTGTTGCCGGTGAGCGTCAGATCGAAGCTGATCCCGGCGTCCCAATCGACGCTGGTCGTGACGCCATAGACCAGCGATACCGCTGCGCACGCGGTCTCGATGCCGTCTGCGGTCAGCACCTTATTCGATGCGGCCGATCTGATGTTGGCCGCTGTTGCCTTGTCGACCGCGACGTCATCGGCATTGACGACGATGCCAGTGCCAGGGCCGACGTTGAGCGTACGGTTCTCGGTGAGATCGCCGCCGCCGGTGAGGCCGCTGCCGGCTGTGACGGTGCGAGCCGCGAGCGCCAGGCCGGTGATGATCTTGGTCTTGAGGTTCGAGAAGACCGTACCGCGCATCCCGTTCGACGCTGAGATGTCGGTGAACGGAAATATATCACCGTCGGCAAGGTCGGTCTCGGCGGTGAGGTCGGAGCCGTTGCGGTAATAGCGACCGTCGCCGGTTTGCCGGTTCAGAGCATGCGCATCCGCCGTGGCGTTGGCGAGGTTGGTGATCTTCTTGTTGTTCCAGGGGATGTCGGCGGATACCGTTGACTGGCCGTCGCGCGCGATGCAGTTCGAGAGCCCGGCGGCAATGCCGTCGAACTCCGCATCCATTCGATCTGCCCTGATCTTGACGCCGTTGGACCGGTCTGTCGCCCAGTTGTAGAGGCGCAAAAAGGTGCCAGAGCCGTTGAAGGCCATGGGAGGTTCCTTGTGGTTTGGTTGAGGGCGCTACTGGCCGGCTGCAGCCGCTTGGCTAAGCTCACCGGCGCCACGAGCACCGAGCAAGATTTGCGCAATCTGCTCCTTGCTGAGGCCGGTTTTACGAGACATCGACTCAATCATTCTGGCGGCTCTGCCGGTACCGTACGCAGCCTCGCCCATCAGACGAGGGGACATGAAAGGAAGCGCCGCGAAGCCTCCAAGAAGTGCCGGGCTGACCGGCGCTAAGCCGGCCGCACCAGCGGCGCCGGCCATACCATGGCCTACACCACCGAGTGCCACGACAGAGTTCAATCCACGCGGCGTGCTGCTGCTCATGGCCTGCCCGGCGAGAGATGCCGGAAGATTCGGCTCGTGGCGCGCCAGTTCGTCCATGAGCTTCGTGCGGCGACCATAGTTCGTGTTGACGTTGTTGCGCATGACCGACTGAAGCTTACGCGCGGTCGTGTCCGGCGCGGCTCGCTCTCCTAGCGAGAACGTTTTTGTCAGGTCGTTGATCTTATCTGAAGCTTGCGAGTAACCTTTCATCACCGAGGCATACTGAGGTACTTGCCGGGTGATCTCACCTTTGATCGTGTTGTACACGTGGTCCGCAATGCTGCGGGCCTTAGTTCCTGGCTGTGTCCTTAGACGGATTTCACCAATCGCCTGTTTGAGCGCATCCAAGCCTTCTGCCGCCCGATATGAGGCGTCTGCCGGTCCGGATTTGGCGATCTCCCTGAACTGGCTCACCTTCGCGCGGATATCGTCCAGGGTCTTTGCGGCGACCTCATCGATAGGAACACCGCGGAAATAGGCGCGCCCATGCGCCTCTGCCATTGCACGCTCAATGGGTCCGTAGCTGATCGGCGTGTCGCTCGCTTTAACCGCGTCCATACCCGCGCGATATGCGTCCGACCGCTCGCGGCGCATCTGCCCCATGGCCGATTGCGCCATGTCGATGCTGTCGTTAATGCCGGCATTGCCGCGCATGTTCTCGATGAAAGCGCGGTTCCCCTGATAGCCGGCGCGCCCCGCCGCGCGCACGGTGTCGCCACCAACGCCGGTCGTCATGCCAACAACCGGCGCGACAATGTTTTTCCCGACCGCCTTTGTGCCCTTCACGGCAGCGTTGATAGGATCGACGACCGACGCTGCCCGAGAGATGGCCGGAACGCGCGTCGTTGCGCCTACTCCGGAAAGAACCGAGGCCACATCTGCGGCCATGCCGACGGGATCCTCAGCAAGCGTCCGCTTGACGTTCTCCGCGCCGCCGTACCTGTCACCGAAAAAGCCAACGACGGCATCGAACTCCCGCTCCCGTCCGGCTTTTGCTGCAGGGTCCATCGGAACGCCGAGCGCACCAGCCCCCTTAGAGAGGCCGCCGTACCCGACCTTGGCGAGGTTGGTTGCCGTTTCGACAGGATGCGTCACAGCGTGCACAATGCTTTCGCCGAAACGAGCCGCACTCGACGGGATGTTCGATACGCCTGTTGCAGCGGCCTGACCCCACGACATGGGCGTCGGTTGCTGCGGAACACTGAATTGCTTGAATGCACCGACAGCCGCGTTGACGTCCGGTGCTTCGACTTCGAAAGTCTTGCCGGTAGAAGGATCCTGCAGTTCAAAGACCGGCATCAGCGCTTCTCCCGGATACGAACGCCGCCAACGTCTGTCCAGCCGCCTTCTGCTGCGGATCCACCACCAGAATCATTCGGGTTCGGCACGTTTCCGGCGCCGAACCGCGCGACGTCTTCCTGGTAAGCTCGGCGCTTCATCTCCATGAACTGCGCCTTGATGGACTTCACACGCGCAAGGTTATCCTTAAGTTGCTGCTCGGACTGAGACTGCATAACCGACGCCCATGCAGACTGAAGCAGCTGCAGCTCCATCTCGGTCACGTTTCCAAGCGCACCACCGGTCGGTGAGTTGTCGCGCATGTCCTGCAGAGACTCGAAGCCGAGATTGGCCTGAATTGCCGTAAGCGTTTTCGAAAGATCATGCGCCGGGGTGCCCGCCACAAATGCGCCGAGGCTACCGGCAAACCCAGTTGTCCACGGTCCAGCCTGCTGGGTCGCAGTATCGATAAGGCTGTTGACGTTCTCGCTCTTGATCTCGTACGAGCGAAGCGCACGCTCGGCCTTTGGAAGCGCCAGTTGCCCCTCGGCCTGGCCCTTGCCGAGCCCCTTCTGCCGTTCGGCCTCTGCGAGGTTGCCGCCAACATTGCGGATGGGGGCGCCGGTTGCCTTGTCGTACATCTGATCGCCAACGACATCGACACCCCGCGACGGCGTGAGTTGGACTGGGGGCGGAGTGGTATTGCCCATCGCCGGCGCGGCGAAACGGCCAACACCATCGCCTGAAGGCTGCGATGTCGGTTGTCCACCCGTGGGCTGCTGTCCAGGAAGCTGCAGCGGATTGATCCGCTCGGTACCGTCGGCTCCGTACCTAACGACATAGTAATTGCCGTCCGGCCCCATGACAGTGGTGCCGTTCTTGCCGTAGGCCGTCCCGGCTTCCGCCGCTTCCCGGTTATACTTGTTGATCTGCGCCTGTTGGAGCGCCGTCGGCGGCAGCGATCGCTCCCATTCGGTCAGATGTTTCTTGTCCTCCATGCCGGCGAGGCGCTCGGCCATGCGTTGGCGAACTGCCTTTTGCTCGTCGAACGCGGCGAGGTCGCGGGACTGGTCGGCGGCCTGGTTCGCGTACATACCAGCCGACAGACCTTGCAAGCCGCGGTTGAGCGCTTGCGTCCAGTGCTGCACCGGAGCGCCGCTCGAGCCTTCCTGCATCAGCGACATCGCCATGCGGCGCTTGTAGTCGATGTCCTCCTGCGCCGCCGGAGGTCGGCCGGCGACAGGATACGGCGTCGGGGCGTACTTGATCATGCGCCGAGCCCTCCGAACATCTGCTTGCCGAGCGCGCCACCGATCGGACCGCCTAGAATCGTGCCCGTCATGCCGGCGATCCCGCCCAGCATCGAGTTTTGAGCATTCATCTTCTGCTGATACGCGGCCATCTGGTTATTGTAGCCCTGCTGAGTGAGCCCTGCGATATCAGTCCCGGCCACGTTGCCGCCCTGGTAGGCTTGGAACTGGGGCATCGTCACCTGACCGCCGCTCATCAGCGCCGATATCTCGTTGATTGGCTGGTTGCGAAGCGTCAACTGCTCCTGGAGCGCGCGCGAGCGCGCATCCGTGCCCATGCCGTATTCCTGCTGGGCGTAGTTGCCGGCGTTGAGCACCGTCTGCGACCGGAGATCGTTCGTCGCCCGGTCGTTGAGCGCGATCGCCTCACGGTAAGCCTCCGACCCCGGCATGATGCCCTGGTTCGCGAGCTTGGTTTCGAGGGCCGCTCTATCGCGCTCGATCTGCGGCTGCAGACGGGCGTACATGGCTTCTTCGTACTTGGCACGGTCAGCGGTCGGCGCCTCCGGCAGTCCGTCGAAGCTCAACGGTGACGACAGCGTGTCGTCGAGCCGCGTCAGCTGCCGCCCGGCCAGATCGTTCATCTGGTAGCCGAGCTGCGTCTGCTGGTCGTAGAGGCGCTGCTGCTCGGGCGAGAGCGTCGTGGTGCGGGTGTACTGCGGCACGTCCTGATTGCCGACGCGGGTGGTACCGGTCTGCGAATAGGACACGCTGCCGAGCGGGCCGATCTCGTTGGCGTTGCCGATGACCGAGTTGGCAACCGCCGTGTCGACGTTCGAAGCGGTCTGAGCCGCCGCGGTCTGGGCGGGATTCGGAGCTTTGGGCGCTGAAGGCTGGTTCACGGCAGGTATCTCTCGAGCTTGAAGTCTTTCCTGAGCAGTCCGAACACGCCGACATGTCCCCCATCCGGGGCCGAGCGCCGCTTGACGCCCTCACGCACGAACCCAAATCCCTCGGCCAGCTTGACCGACCGTTTGTTCTTGATCTCGATCATCGCCGTGATGCGCTCGAGTCCGAGCTGGTTGAACACGTAGGCGTAGCAAAGCGCCAAGGCACGGACCTTCCGGGCGCATCCAGGCTCCATGGCAACCGCAAACTGGATGTCGCGGGCCTCCTGGTTGAAGAAGATGCAGCCCCCGAGGAGACGGTCTCCGTCGTCGTTCATGACTCCGAGCGCGACGCACGGCGCATCCGTCTTGCCTCCGCCGAGCCGGCGGCTTACCCATTCGGCCACGAGCGCGTCGGCGCCGAACAGGACGCCGTTCTTGATCACCGCTTCCGCCATCGTCAGAACCGGATCATCGCGCCGTTGTAGGTGATCTGCTCCTGCATGGAGATCACCACCACCACGGCCGCCACGGAGCCTTCGCCGACAACGCCCTGCCAGAGCCGGTTCGGTGCCGAAGGCGGCGCCCACGCGGCCTCGTCCCAATCGCCCTCGTCCCACGAGGTGCCGGTCGAATCGAACGAGACCGATTCCGACAGGTACTCGTCATCGCCATAGTCGAGCCGGAGCCCGACCTGGGGGCGGTAGCCGGTTGGCCCGAAGAACATCGGCTGGATGCTGTCGAAGGTCTTGTCCCCAGCGAAACCGAAGTCCGTGAAGGCGGATACCGACTTGGCCTGGATGTTCTCGTCGTCGTCGTCGGTGCCGGCATACTTCCAGACAGTGCCGTCCAGGCCACCGAAGTAGAGGCTGCTACCGAACAGGGACCAGCAGCCGGCGTC